GCAGTAACAATTAATGAAGTTTACACTTTGCCAAGTGCAGACGGAACAAATGGACAAGCACTGGTAACAGATGGATCAGGAAACATTAGTTTTGCTACTGTAAGCGGAGCCTTTACGGCAGAGAGTGACGGAGCAAGTCTTACAGATACCACTAATGATAGTAATGCAGGACCTGTAATTACACTTACTAGAGATAAAAATGGCACAGTATATGATGGTGATTATTTAGGACAAATAAAATTTAAAGGCGATAATGATGTAGGACAAAGTACAGTCTATGCAAAAATGACGGCAAAAGTTTTAGATGCAAGTGATGGTACGGAAGATGGAATAATAGAATATGCCGTCAGAAAAGCAGGATCAAATACTGTTGTTGCAAGATTACGAAGCGATAGTTTCCAATTATTGAACGGCACAAGTTTAAGTGTTAATGGCAGTGTAGATGCAACTTCATACACAGGTGATGGCAGTGGACTTTCTGGTATCGCAACCAACTCAATATCACAAGGTGACAGCACATTAGCAGTAACTGATACTGGCACTGGATCAGCAACACTTACTTTAGACAATGCAACACATACAACATTTAATTCAAGTGGTATTACTTTAGCAAGTGGTGTGTTTAGTGGTACTGCAACATCGGCTCAATATGCTGACTTGGCAGAAATTTATGCTAGTGATGAAATTTATGAGCCTGGTACTGTTTTAATCTTTGGTGGAGACAAAGAAGTTACAACAACTAAAATTATGGCTGATCATAGAGTTGCAGGAGTAGTATCAACTAACCCAGCACATTTAATGAACAGTGACGCAGATGGAGTAGCAGTAGCATTAAGAGGCAGAGTTCCTTGTAAAATTGATGGCCCAGTACGCAAAGGTGACATAATTGTTTCAGGTCCTATTCCAGGTACTGGTGTGGCTCTTGCACAAGAAAGTGCATTACCTAATGCAATATGTGTAGTAGGCAAAGCAATAGAAGAAAATTTAAATACAGGAATTAAAATAGCAGAAATAGTAGTGTAATGAAACTTCCTTTTTATTCAAATGATTACGAAGGTGAATTTGTAATTCATAATATAGAAATTAAAGACGGTAAAAGAGTAGAAGACCGTGAATGGGTACCAAGAACAATTATGAATGATGACCATAGAGGTTATGCAGTAATTGTTGGTAACGGTACAAGTAGAGTTAGGGATCAGTTTAGACTTCACATGATTGAAAATCATAGTGGAGGATTATTAGCAAGTAAAAGAATTCAAACATATGGTTGTAATGCTTTATATAGAGATATGAAAGCAAGTTTTCTTGTAGCAATACAAGATTCAATGGTAGAAGAAATATCCAAAACTGATTATCCTGATAATAATATTGTATATACAACTGCAAGGAATGTTGTTAAGTATCCAGGAAGATTTTATTTAATACCACAGAATTTAAGTTTTTATAATTCAGGAACAGTAGCAACTTATCTTGCTTGTTTTGACAAACATAAAGAAATATATTTAATTGGTTTCGATAATCAACTTGATCCTGAAATTACAAATAATGTTTATGCAGATACTCCTAATTATCCGGCATCAACAGATTCATCACATGATGGCAAATGGATAGCACATATGAAAACAATTTTTGATGCATATCAAGAAACAAATTTTCATTGGGTACATCCAAATCCATCCTACGCATTTCCAGATGAATGGAATTGGTGTAAAAATGTTAGTAAGTTAGATTATTATAAGTTTATTAGTGATATGGATCTAGGAGTAAACTTGCACTACAACTGGCGTTAAACAACTACACGCCAATCTTTTGGAAGATATTCTCCCTCAAAACTTTTTAGCCATTGTGTGCCATTCCATTTATATTGGATACCTGTAGTTGCATTTGTAACATAATTTGTTTCTGATGTTGCACTAGCATCAAAAGAAACAGTCCATTGTGAACCGTCCCATTGTATAATATCATTTGCACTAGCAATAAAATCTACGTTAGTATTGCTTTTCCAAAAATCTGCTCCGTCAGTATTACTAGAATCTCCAATATCTTCTAATATCAAATATCTTTTTCCTACTGTCTTTAAAACGGTAGTGCTAGTTGCTTTAGAGGGTCTTATAATAGCATCTACGGCAGTTAGTGTATTAGTGGGTATTGTATCTGTATCAACTGTTACAAGAAGGATATGAGGGTCTGCTGGGTGATATGCAATGGTTCCTACAACCTCTGCTCCACTTTCTTGTATAAATCTTATTTGTGTAATACCAGGATTGATTGGACCATATTGTTCTAATACTGCTCGCCAACTTGGCTTCTTATTATTACCTTTGGAAATAACAGTTGTATCTAATGTATCGGTAATTGATTCTGCTCCATGGTCAACAAGTTCTGCTTGTCCATTTAATAATATTGCACCATAACGTCCTGGAGTTATACCTAATCTAGTACCTAATACTAAATTATCATCTGATACAGATGCTACTAGATCTCCACTTCCATCATATACACTATTAATAATTTTATGTATCACACCCATCTTCTTGACATTAGCAGGCATAGTTAACCATATAGGCATACCAAAAGTTAATGTTGCAATATCTATTTGATCTTCAGTACCAACAGGAATACTTCTTGAACTAAAAGCAATATCTTCTAATTCTACTAAACTTAAACTAGTCCAGTCAACATAGTTGTCTGTGCTTTGTATTTCTAATGCAGGATTAAACAAACATAATATTTGTTCCATTAATTGTAATTTCATTTCTGTATTTGATGTCCATATGTCTAAATTTAATTTTAAGTCATAGGGAACTGGCATATGTCTTTCAACTGTTACTGCATTACTTTGTGTACGACTATATGTTTTTGTACTCTCATTATATTTTCTTTGTCTTACATGAAGTTTATCTACAAAATTTGGTTCTTGCACACGTTCTCTACTGTATGCCATATTCTGTATGTAACAAGTCATTCTCGGTGTACTTAATACTTTGTTCTCAGATGCTTCACGCATTATTTGAGCAACGTTACGACTCATATCACCATACATTACAGGCACTGTAACTAAATCTCTATTGCCACTAGAATCTGGTGCACCCATTTCAACTTGAAAATTACTAAACAATCTTACAAATTGCAATAAGAATCTTCTAACTTGGTTATCATAAAAAAATTGTCTAGCCATTATACATCTTCCTCAGGCGTCAGTGCATCACTTAAACGTTGTCTTGTCTTTTTAGTATTGCCGTCTTCATCTGTGTATGTACCAGTATTGTTAACAAAATTATCTTTTTGGGTACTACCTTGTCCACCTGTTGTATTTGTTCTTACTGCATCTTCAATTTTAACCCAACGATTGCCATCATATCTAAATAAACGATTTGGTTTATAATCTAATCTTAATACATAATCTCCAACTGTTGGACTGGTTGGAAAACTTGTTCCAGGTGTAACAGGATATCCATTTGGCGCAACACCATCTCCTGTAAGGTATCCTGTATATCCTTCTGCTCTTGGAGTAATTGGTATTTCATCAGCAGTTACAAGTGTGCTACTAGCACCTACGGTAGTTGTATCAGCACTATCTTCTTCATTGTCTACTGGCGTACCATCACGTTCTGTAGGAACAACAAAGAAAGAACTTGTATCATATCCGCTTTTTGGAACTTCTTTTTCTGCTTCTTCAATTATTTTTGTATTAATTTCTAATTCTTTTTTGTATGTGCTTAATAGGTCTTTTAATTTGTTATCTGTACCACTAACTTCTGTACCGTCTTGCTTTTTAGCAGTTTGATCAAATATTGATCTATACTCTTGTGAGTCTACAAGTGGAGTACATTTTACTCTCCAAATATGTGGATACCATGTTGGACTAAATCCTTCTGCCGCTCTATTACCATCTTGCACTACATAATATCTTCTTAATGCGGCTGGTAAATCTGAGTCTAAAGGATAAAAATCTCTCATATGAGGTAGCTCTAACACATCACCATTAATTAATTTTCTTCCTAAACTATTGATCATATCTGACTGATGAAAACTAATAAACAAAGTATCATTTTGTAAAAATAATCCAAATTGTGTTAAGTCAAAATCTATGTCTTGAACGTTATAAATGCCTCGTAAATTGTAGACAGATGTATCATATTTGCGATCTCTGTTTTCTAAAAATAATAAATCTTGAATATTTTTTTCGGACTGAGTAGCATAAGATGGTTGTGTTTTATCACTTCCGTCATTGTTACTTGTGTCAGCACCTAAAAATTTATGTACGTTTACACCAGTACCGCCCACAGTAAACATTTCACGTATTCTATTGTCATGAAACGTGTAATCTTTGGACTTCTCTGGTTTCCACATGGATAGTTTTGGCATTACAATCTTACCTCTTTGTAGTATTTATGACAAAAGTAAATTGCTTAAATTACAGAAAATGGTTGACAAATTGCATAAACATAGTATATTTAATTGTATTTGCATATATAAAGGTACACAGGAGAAAAACTTGGCAAAAGGAATATCCATGAAAATACCACGCAAAAAGGCTAGTAAGCCTAGAAAACCAAAGTTTGCGGATGAATCATTTACAGGCCCGGAACCAGTATGGGACGATTGGCAGTCCTGGCCTATTGAAAAATTCCATAAAGAAAAACAACGTGCCAGTACATATTACAATTATTTCTACCAAGCAAAAGACTTAAAGCCTAAAGTTATAGAATGGATGAAGGCAAATGGTTATAATAAAGAAGATATCAAAGCCATTAAGGCGGCTGAAGATTGGAGAACTAATATTGCAGTATCGAGTATATGTTGTTCTTTATTAAGAGGTATGCCAACTTTTCATCCTGAGTATGATAAATTTTTAGATACTTTACCTGGTGTAATTGGTGGTCAATCTAATCCTGAAGATTTTGTGAGAAAGCACGTTGATGAAGCCATTGGCGTTGGAAAAGACAAATTAAAAAAGAAAGGCTTTGAGGTTGAAAAACAAGTTAAGTATGTTGGCGGTCCAACACTTTCAATACAAGACAGATTAAAAATATCTGCTATTAATCTTACATATGAAATAGAAAACTTCCTTGATGAAGCAACGCAGGATATTGAAAAGTTTGATATGAAGAAGTTTAATGCATTAAGTATTCTTCGTAAACAACAGGCTAAACCTGCTCATGCAAAAATTATAAAAGAATATTATAAACCAAATTTAGATGAAATGAATGAACTAAATGGGCCAAAGTTAGAAAATGATGACTATGAACAATTAATAGAAGCATACAGTAATATTTCCAAGAATGGAAGGAAAAAGTGGCAAGAAATTTATTCTCAAATAGATAAGGCTTGTAGTATGTTGATTGAAACTGGAAAGCAAAATCGTAAACCTAGAAAACGTAAGCCAGTGGCAAAAGAAAAACTTATTGCAAAATTAAAATATCAGAAAGAAGATTCTACTCTAGGATTAGTAAGTGCAAATCCTATTGAAATACCAGGATGTAGTGAGTTATGGGTATACAATACTAAAACTCGTAAGATAGGAAAGTATATTGCTACAAACATTGATCCCACTGGGCAACAACGTGAAGGATCAGGATTAAGCATTAAAGGAACTACAATCACAGGTTATAATGGTACTAGTATACAAAAGACATTAAGAAAGCCAAAAGACCAATTATCTTCCTTTAAAAACTCAGGCAAAGTACTACTAAAAAAGTATATGGATACAATTAATGCAGTAGAAACCAAGTTAAATGGTAGAATCAATGAACAGACAATCCTACTGAAAATTAATAAATAGTATATAATAAGGATTGTATCGCATGGCGGATTTAGCAACAGAAAAGAATAAAGTATTTGATTATGTAAAAGCCAGTCTTGGCGGAGGCATGGTCGAAGTTGAATTAGACCCACAACATTACGAAATAGCATTACAAAAGTCATTTGATGTATATAGACAAAAAAGTTCTAATGCAGTTGAAGAAAGTTATGGCTTCTTAGAATTAGTGGCAGACCAAAACGAATACATTTTGCCTAACCAAGTACAAATGGTTAGAGAAGTATTTCGTAGAAGTACAGGTGGTACAGGTGCTAATACAGGAACTTTATTCGAACCTTTTGAAGCAGGCTATGTAAACACATACTTGTTACAAGCAGGTAGATTAGGTGGACTTGCTACCTATGAAATGTTTACACAATACCAAGAACTTACTGCTCGTATGTTTGGTGGATATATTAACTTTACATTTGAACCAGTTAGTAAAAAGTTAACAATTATTAGAAAAGTAAGAGCATCTGGAGAAAATATTTTACTTTGGATGTATAATGAGAAACCTGACGTAACATTATTAATTGATACACGTTGCAAGAACTGGATGTATGATTATACACTAGCACGTTGTAAGTTTATGTTAGGCGAAGCAAGGTCTAAATTTGCCACAATCGCTGGTCCACAAGGCGGAACTTCATTAAATGGTGATGCTCTTAAGGCAGAAGCACAAGCAGAGTTAGAAAAACTTGAACAAGACCTTTACAACTACACTGATAGCCAAATGCCTTTGACTTGGGTAATTGGTTAAAAGTTACTTGACAAAACTGTTATTTTACAGTAATATAATAATATGATAATCGGAATATGCGGATTAATAGGATCTGGCAAAGGAACAGTTGCAGATTTATTAGTCAAAGAACACAACTTCTCAAAAATTAGTTTTGCTGATAAACTTAAAGATGGTGTCGCAACTGTATTTGGTTGGGATAGAGCTATGCTTGAAGGCGATACTGATAGCAGTAGAAAATGGAGAGAACAAGAAGACAAATACTGGTCAAAAGAGACTGGTCGTAAGATTACTCCAAGATTAGTGTTACAAGAGTTTGGCACTGAATGTATGAGAGATGGCTTCTATGATGGCATATGGATTAGTCTAGTTAAACAAAAAATTTTACAAAATCCTAAAACAAATTGGGTAATACCAGATGTACGTTTTCCTAACGAAATTAAGTTAATTAAAGAATTACAAGGAAAAGTATGGCAAGTTCGTAGAGGTGAAGTTCCGCTATGGTGGGCCACTGCTGAGAATGTAAATAAGCATTGGGAACACGTTTCTGAAATGCATACCATGGAGGTAGTATTTCCAGACGTACATCCTAGTGAATGGCGTTGGGTAAGTGAAGATAAAGATTTTGATGTGATTATTGAAAACAATAGCACATTAGATGAACTTAAACGTCTGGTACTAAATCACCTTTCTTAACGTTCCACCCAGTATGACCTAACTCTGTCATACAGTTTAAACAAACAGTTTTTAAATTACTATGCTTGATATTAATTAAGTTACCATCAATAAAGTAAACTTCTAATTGATCATAGTATTTTGCTTTAAAGCCACAATTTTCGCACTGAGTTTTCTTCTTATATCCAGCCTTTGCCCAAACAGTTAGTTTAGGTTTTCTTACAAAGTTTCTATTGCAACTATCACACATACGGCGATAGTACACCTTTTCACCTTTTTTATAATTTATAGCGGCTGGCTTCTTCTTACATTTAACGCAAATGGGCCTAGTTTTCATATTTGTATTTATATGGTGCTCTTTAAAGGCGATTAACAATGTGGTTGATAAAGAGCCCTTTTTGGGTTTTTTTGCTAAATATTATAACAAACTTGTAATATGAAATAATTACATAAAGAATTTTGCGAGGTAAAAAATATGGCGCTTATTTCACCCGGAATAGAAGTAAAAGTCGTTGACGAATCACAATATGCCAGTACCGCAGTAGGTACTGTACCAATGTTGGTGATTGCTACGGCCCAGGATAAATCCGATCCTACAACTACTGGCGGAACGGCTAGTGGTACTGCAAAAATAAATGCAGAAAAAACTTATTTAATTGGTTCACAGAGAGAACTTGTTTCTACATTTGGTGAGCCTACATTCTACAAAAGTACAACAGGTACTCCACTACATGGCTATGAATTAAACGAATATGGTTTAATGGCGGCATACTCAATGTTAGGTGCAAGTAATAGAGCATACATTGTAAGAGCAGACATAGACTTAGGAGAACTTGTAGGACAAGCAGGAAGACCAACTGCAAAACCGTCTAACGGTACACATTGGTTTAATACTGCTTTAACAAAATATGGTATTTTTGAATGGAATGCTTCAACACAAAAATTTACAAACAAAGTACCAACAGTTATAACAGATAGTTCACAGATTACAGGCAATGTACCGATTGCAAGTATTGGAAAAGCAGGTGACTATGCCATTAATGCAACTGACACAAATAATATTATTAGTGTAAGAACTGCAACAGGATGGAAAGCACTTGGAACATCTGATTGGTTTGCGGCAGTTCCAACAATTACTGGTACTGTATCAAGCGGTAGTGTATCTATCGGTGATCAGATTAGTTTTAACGGAACTACAGTATCTATGACAGGAACAACATTTACTCAAGCGGCGGCAGATATTAATGCACAAAATATATTAGGTGTTACTGCTGGAGTAGTTAACAACAAACTTGTTATTTACGGAGCATCAAACACTCCAAGTGGCAGAATTGTTGTTGCAAATGTTTCTGGTTCAGCATTAACTGATATTGGTATACCAGCGGCAACGTACTATGTTATTTCAGTAGTACATGACCCACATACATCAGTACCGACTTGGAAAACTAATGATTCATCTCCAGCGCCAACAGGAAGTGTATGGATCAAAACAACAAGTCCAAACAACGGTGCAAAATTTGATATTAGTGAGTATAGTTCAGCATTAGGCAAGTTTGTTGCAAAAACAGTGAATGTGTACAAAGGCGAAAGACACGCAATATACGGTTTAGATTCAATAGGCGGCGGATTAAATATTGAAGCAGGTACAGTATATGTCCAGTCAGTTACAAATTCAAGTGGATTTGCATTATATAAAATATATGAAAGAAAAGTTAAAGGCGAAACAGTAGTAACAGGTACTGCAACAACTGGCATACAGGTCGGTGATGCATTTAATATTACTTCTACAGGAAAAGGCACAGCCACAGTAACAACAACTAATATTTCTTGTACAGTAGCCACAAACGCAGGTATAGTTAATGATATTAACAATGCAAATATTTCATATGTAACTGCAAGTCTATCAACTGGTGGTCAAGTAACATTAACACACTCTTTAGGTGGTACAATGATACTTGCTAACACTAACAGTACACCATTGGCTAAAATGGGTTTCACAACTGCTAACACTTATATAAGAGAAGGTAGCACAACTGGAAATTTAGTTTTGAGTAACTTCCAACAGTTAACATATACTGCTGGTAGTATTGAACCTTCAACTAATCCAGCAAATGGTCGTTTATGGTATCATAATGTAACTAATGAAGTTGACATATTGATGCATGACGGATCAAACTGGAAAGGTTATCAAAACGTAACTACTGATGCCAGAGGTTTTGATTTATCCAACACAAGTCCAGATGGACCATTAGTAAGTGCAACTGCACCTTCACAACAAAGTGATGGCACTGCACTAGTATATGGTGACCTATGGATTGGTACAATGGATTTAGAAAATTATCCAAAAATTTATCGTTGGGAGCAAGTTGACGGTGAAGATAAATGGGTATTAATAGATAACACAGACCAAACTAGTGAAGATGGCGTACTCTTTGCAGATGCACGTTACATGGGTGATACAACAACAGATGTAATCACAGGAACGGTCCCAACAATTAAATCATTATTAACAAATGATACAATTGATTTGGATTGTCCATTAGCGGCTAACTACCCACGTGGTATGATACTATTCAATACAAGACGTAGTAGTAACAATGTAAAAGAGTTCAAAAGAGATTACTTTAACTCAACAAACTTTCCTGGACAAACATTACCAACAGAGAAAGATGCTTGGGTAAGTAAAGCAGGACTACAAAATGACGGTTCACCGTTTATGGGTAGAAATGCAGTACGTCGTGTAGTTGTAGCGGCTATGAAAAGTACAATTGATACAAGTGCTGAATTACGTGAAGAACAAAGAAACTTTAACGTATTATCAACACCTGGATATTCAGAATTGATACAAAACATGGTAGCACTAAACAACGATAGACGTAACACTGGTTTTATCATTGCTGACGCACCATTCAGACTAGCGGCAAATAGCACAGACATTCAAAACTGGGCAACTAACTCTGCACTAGCAACTGATAACAATGACAACGGCTTGGTAACTGCTGATACATACTTAGGTTTATTTTATCCAAGTGGTATCACAACAGACTTAAACGGAAACAGTATTATGGTTCCATCATCACACATGATGTTAAGAACACTGATACGTTCAGATGATGCTAGTTTCCCATGGTTTGCACCAGCAGGTACAAGACGTGGTGTAGTTGACAATGCTACAGGATTAGGTTTCCTAGATGAATCAACAGGTGAATTTACAAGTGTAGGTGTAAGAGAATCTTTAAGAGATACTTTATACGAAAACAGTGTAAACCCTATTGCATTCTTCCCAGGAAATGGAATATTAAACTACGGTAACAAAACAAGAACGGCTACGGCGAGTGCGTTGGATAGAATCAACGTTGCAAGACTTACTGCTTATATTCGTGAACGTTTAGCAGAAATTACAAAACCATTTGTATTTGAGCCAAACGATAAGTTAACACGTGATGAAGTAAAACAAGTTGTTGAGCAATTAATGAATGATTTAGTTGCAAAACGTGGTCTTTACGATTACTTGGTAGTATGTGATGAAACAAACAATACTAATGACCGTATCGATCGAAACGAATTATATATTGATATAGCAATAGAGCCTGTGAAGGCAGTTGAATTTATCTTTATACCAGTTCGTATTCAAAACACAGGCTCTATTTAATAGGGCCTCTGTGGAGAAATAACAGGGAAAATAAAGCGACTAAATAATATAGAAGCAGGAGCAAAATAATATGTCAGTAAGTTCATTAAGTAAATTTACAGTACCTTTAGCAAGTGACCAATCAGCGTCAGCTCAAGGTCTGTTAATGCCAAAATTAAAGTATCGCTTCCGTGTGAGTTTTGAGAACTTCGGTGTTTCAACTCCAAGAAGTGAACTAACAAAACAAGTTATGGATTTCACAAGACCTTCAGTAAGTTTTGAAGAGTTGCCAATAGATATCTATAACAGTAAAGTATACATCCAAGGTAAACACACTTGGGAGGCTGTCACAGTCAATATGCGTGATGATAGTTCAGGACAAGTTTCAAAACTTGTTGGTGAACAAGTACAAAAACAATTCGATATGATGGAGCAGTCAAGTGCGGCGTCAGGTATCGATTATAAATTTATCACACGTTGTGAAATCTTAGACGGCGGTAACGGAGCATCAGCACCAAATACACTAGAAACTTGGGAATTATATGGTTGTATGATTCAAAACGTAAACTATAACGATTTGAACTATGCTACTTCAGAGCCAGCAACAATAACAATGTCAGTACGTTTTGACAATGCAGTACAAACACCATTAGGTGCTGGAGTTGGTTCAACAGTTGCTAGAACTATTGGTGAGGTGGTAACTGGATAATACTTTTTTAATTTAAGGAGTATATCCATGTTAAACTCTTTTCTAAAGGCTCTTGCTACCGGAGATAATATTCGTGACTTTAAACACGCATCACGAACATTTGTTGACGGCAACTTTAGACTATCACCTAAACATAAGTTTCTATTTCATGTAGTATTCCAAGTTAACCCTGGCTTGGGATTTACATTTTCTGGAAGTGAAAATACTGAGGCAAGTTTTTTAGTTAAAAACGTTGAGTTGCCTAAATATTCTTTTGAACTTGTAGAACACAATCAATATAATAGAAAAAGATACCATCATAACAAGATAAATTATAATCCTGTTACCATAACTTTCCATGATGATAACAGTGATGTTATTAGAAATATGTGGTATGCCTATTATGCCTACTATAACAATGATCCCCAATACGAATCTGCAGGCACATATTCATACAAAGATACATATTCTCCTATGTTAAGTAGAGCTCAACAATGGGGATTAGATAGAAATACAGATCAATTTTTCCGTGCGATAAAAATTTATAGTTTATATCAAAAAAAATATACGGAGTACTGGTTAGTAAATCCATATATTGAAACATTTGATCACGACTCACATGATTACGCAGACGCGGCAGGCGTACTAGAACATAGAATGACTGTAAGATTTGAAACTGTAAAATACAAATCAGGTCTTATTGCTGGTGACGGTCCTGCAGGATTTGGTACTACACATTATGATACTGCTCCTAGTCCTTTAACACCACAAGGTGGAGGCACAACAAGTATACTAGGCCCTGGTGGCATTGTTGATGCAGTAGGTAGCATCGGAAGTGATTTGGCAGGAGGCAATATTGCAGGCGCAGTTGTAACAGGTTTAAGAGGTGCAAAAAATTTAAAAGGTGCTAACTTAAAAAGTATGTTAAAATCAGAACTTACTGGTGCGGCAATGAACGCCTTAAGAGGCAAAAATCCAATTGGAGATTTTAGTTTTCCAAACAGTAAGTCAACAGGTGGTAATCCTTTACCTAATGTTCCAAAAGTAAATGCTATTCCTGGTGGTTCAAATCAGATACCTAGTGCATCACAAAGTGTGTTTAGTAATGGTGGACCAGTACAAATAGGCCCATTAGCAGATAAGTTACAATCCTTTGTTGGTGGTGCAGGTGCAAAATTACAAAGTTTAACAAATAATCTTGGAGGCATGACAGGACAACTGAATCAAAATGTTCCATCATCGTTACAATCATTATTTGGGCCTGGTTTAAATAATATCAGTACCCATGTAAACAGTGCAGAGTTTCAAACAAGATTTAATTCTGATCTAGCACAAGCACAAAAAGAATTAAATGCAAACTTACCACAAGCAATAGATGGATTTAATCAAGGATTATCAAATCTTCCTGATGCAATTAAAGATGCACAGAACGGAATTGGAAGTTCATTAAAAGCCAATCCTTCAGGAGGCTTCCCAGGCGTAAAAGCACCAAGTTATAGTAACATAAGTAATAGTAGTTCGTATTTCAAAAAAGGCGGACTGGAGATTTAATTTATGGCAACTAATTTACCACCAAAAGATAATGATGGAAAAACTGTAACTACTCAACAGTTTTTTAATTCTTATAATACACCAAGAGCAGAAACTGTAGTCAATCCAAATGAGTTTGAAGCAATAAGAGGATTTTTTCTTAAAAAAACTGATAATTCTGAAACAGTAGCAAATGGTTTAACAGATACAGTGATACAAATTGCTAACTTGCATGATGTGTCACCTATGAGTTTAATCGAAGACTTTACTGATTATGGTATATCGGATATACAACAAGCATTAGTTTCTTTAATTAATCAAACTAGAGCAAATACAAGTATACTTGGCTTTAACAAAACAAATGCACCTAGCACATATTTTGCTCGTAATATTTTGTATTAAGGTAAAGCCATGGCAAAATATGCTCAAGGCAAATACGTTATAAAAAATCCTAGCAAGTATGCTGGACTTAAAAATCCTACATATAGAAGTAGTTGGGAATGGGCATTCATGCAATTTTGCGATAACCATCCAGGAGTTATTCATTGGGCTAGTGAATCAGTAAAGATACCTTACAAAAATCCTTTAAATAATAGAAATACAATATATGTTCCAGACTTTTTAGTAATCTATGAAGATAAAAACGGAGGTAAACGTGCTGAAGTAATAGAAATTAAACCGAAAAAAGAAACAAATTTAAGTATGTCTGGTAGAAATAAGATAACACAAGCAAAGACTATTCAAAATATGGCAAAATGGGAGGCGGCAAGACTTTGGTGTAAACAACAAAATTTAATATTTAGAATAGTCACAGAAGATGATATTTTTCACAAACCTGGAAAAAGATAAATAATTATATTAGCATATAATTTGGTAGGATAAAATGACTAAAAAATTAGAAGATTTATTAAATATGGCATCGGCTAAAGACGTTAACGTTGATAAAGAAGATGATAAAAAGGAAGTTATACCTCAACCTGTTGAACAACCTAAGCCAGAACATACTCCAGAAGACATACAAAGAGCAATAGCAAAAGCAGATAAGATTGATGAAGCATTGCCAATGGTAAAAGACTTGTCTTTAAATGATACGGAGATGGACGACATTGCCACTACAGCCAGAAATGAATTTCAAAACTTAATGGATCTTGGAATGAACGTAGAAGCCAGGTATGCTGGAGAGATATTTAATACTGCGGCACGTTTATTAGACACGGCATTAAATGCCAAAGGTGCTAAAGTTGACAGAAAATTAAAAATGATACAGTTGCAGTTGCAGAAAGCAAGGTTAGACCAAGTACAAGCAAGGCATGATAAGGAAAATGGTGTACAAGAAGATGGTGATGCAGTGGTTTTAGACCGTAATGCATTGTTAGAAAAACTGCTATCAAAGGATAAATAATATATTATAATCAGAAGGTGCGATTTATGAAAACATTTAAACAATATTTAATGGAAAACATTAAGGAATATAAGTTCCGAATCAAGTATGCAGGTGAATTAACTGATGGACAACTTGATAGATTAGAAATGGCAGTTGGCAAATATAATTTAAAAGATATGTCTAAGCCAAAAGTAACACCAATCCAAGAGCACCCAATGGATTTTCAAACTCTAAAGAATTCAGAAGTAAGTATATTAGACGTAACTGTTTCTTATCCAACAACTGTTGAAATGTTAAGAAATGAATTAGTTGAATATGCAGGTATGCATGGTTCACATTTAATTGTTTTAAATCCAAATGATCCAGGCGAAATTGCAAGAGAACAGAATTTAGAAGAGCAAGGTAAAGAATACGAAACAAGATTATTAAATCCTGAATTAACAAACAAAGAAGAAATTAAAGCAGATGATCATTTTGGAGACAAGTATAATGAAAATTTGTTAAAAGATTTAGCAAGTAACAAAGAAACTCCAGAATATTCTTTAGCAGAGAAGTATGCTGAAGAAGTTGAAAAGAAAATGAAACCATCAAAAAGTCCTGTTGCAAAAAAAGGCAAAGAAATAAAAATTTAGTAAGGTAAAGAAAATGAGAGATATACTTGACGCATTAGAAAACGTTCAGACAAATAAGAAAAAGCCTATGGATGTTAAAAAAGAAATGAATAAGCAACCAGCAGTTATGAAAGCATTATCTCTTGAATCTGAAACTAATGAAGCAATAAGTGAAAAAGGTAGAGCTAACCTTAGAAAAATGATTGGCGATTTTGAAAGAATGGCTGAAGAGATGAATTTAAGTGACGAGTCATTAGATAGTATTGCTATGCATTTAGATCAAATTATGTCTGACGTACAAGAAATTGAAGGTGTTAGAGAAAACAAAACACCAGGTGATAGTCATTATCACAAAGAAAAAGCAAAAGAGTTAGCAAAAAAAGATGGAAAAGATCCAGAAAGATTATCATATGGTGAGTTAATGGATTATATTAAGAAAGCACAACAGATGGATTCATCTCATAATCAAGAATCTGTTGAAGAAGATAAATTTGATGGATACAAAATTCATCGCTTAGGAGAATTACAAAGAAAAGTTGATGACGTTGCTAAAGATATTAGATTATTAGGAAAAACTGATTCAATGCCAGGTGCCACAGGTGCTGGTGACTTAACAGATCAACTTACTACAATGAATAAAGCAATAATGATGTTACAAGACGTCATTGAAAGAGCAAACAGTATTGTTCCTGATCCTCTTAAAAATTATGATGGATCACCAAAAATAGAAGATACTGAATCAGTTAACGAAGGTGGTATGAAACAAGCTCAAATTGAAGTAGAGGACTGGGTAGCAAAGTATGAAAAATATACAGGTGTAAACGGCGACGATTTACCTAACGGATATTTGCAGGCTAAATTAAATTCAGGCATTATGTCTGATGCATATGACCAAGACGAATATATGGCTTTCAATGAAAAGAATGGCTACGAAAGTGACATGGAATGGCAAGAAGGCGATATGGAAAAATTTATGGCATCAAGTCCGATTACAAGAGGTATGTTTGACGAAATTGAAACTATCATGGGCAAATACGGTATTGACGACGAGCAAGTTAATAGTATTATGGGATATTTTGATGAAGGAAAAACAAAAACTATAAACAGTGAGGAAAAAGAAATGGAAAATAACCAAAAAGATACAGTTGAAGTTGCTGTCGAAGATTTGGCGAGAATTTTGGACCTCGCTGGAATAGGCAAAGAAGTTAAAAAGGCAGACGAACAGGCTCAAGCAGAGGCAACTAGCGAAGTTGAACTTGACGAGTATAGTAACTCTCCGGACGAAGATTACTTCGACACAGACACACAACTAAACAAGATGTCAGGCGGCTTAAACGGTCCAAAAAAAATGTACAAGAAAGAATATCCAGGCGACAACCCATTGGCAGTTGACTTAGAGCAAAAACTGGCAAAAATGTTAAGCGATATGTAATTTTCATTATGGCTGACAAGGCATTTGAAAAAGAATTAAATGAATTAAGAAAATTAGCGGGAGTCGGTGATTATAAACTGACTCCCTATGTTCCTGAAAACTTTGGCAAAATTGCCAATAAACTTTCCCAAATACAAAAACAAAGAAATATTAAACCAGGTGATAAAGACTGGTTTAAACTTTGGTTTGCGAGACCCCATCTCACTGGCGAAAAACCTTATTAATATTCCTGCCATTTTTAAACCGATAAATAATATACATATATAATAGAGATAATTATGGTTAGTAAAAGTTTAGACGGCGTATTAATAAAAAAGCCTCACCAGAAAGTTCGCTGGACAGAAAAAGAATTATTAGATTTTAAAGAATGTGCAGATCCTAAAACAGGTCCTGCTCATTTTATGGGTAATTTTTTTCATATACAACATCCTGTAGAAGGTAAAATGTTGTACAAGCCTTATAAATTTCAAGACACATTAGTTCAAAGTTATCACACATATAGATTTAGTATTAATTTATTGAGTAGACAAATGGGAAAAACTACAACCGCGGCTGGATACTTATTGTGGTATGCTATGTTTGTTCCTGATAGTACAATATTAATTGCGGCACACAAATACGCAGGTGCTCAAGAAATTATGCAAAAAATTAGATATGCTTATGAATTAATGCCTGATCATATTAGAGCAGGAGTAACTAGTTACAATAAAGGTTCAATTGAATTTGAAAATGGAAGTAGAATAGTAGCACAAGCAACAACAGAAAACACAGGAAGAGGTATGAGTATTACCTTACTATACTGTGATGAGTTTGCGTTTGTTAGACCTACCATTGCAAGAGAATTTTGGACAAGTATATCTCCTACACTAGCAACAGGTGGTAAAGCAATTATAACAAGTACACCAAACAGTGATGAAGATCAATTTTGGTTGCTATGGACTGAAGCAAATAAAACAATAGACGAATATGGAAATCCACTAAAAGGTGGTGTAGGACAAAATGGCTTCCACGGCTTTAAAGCATTATGGCAAGAACATCCTGATAGAGATGAGCAATGGGCAAAAGATGAATTAGGAAGAATAGGCGACGAACGTTTTAAACGTGAGATGGATTGTGAACCAATTATATTTGATGAAACATTAATTAACGGCACACGTTTAGCAGAAATGGAAGCACTTGATCCGATTAATAGACAAGGTCAAGTAAGATGGTTTAGAAAGCCAAAGAAAGGATCAATATACTTAATTAGTTTAGATCCTAGTTTAGGCACTGGTGGAGACAATGCGGCTATACAAGTTATTGAAATGCCATCATTAGAACAAGTAGCAGAGTTTATGCACAATAAAACTCCTATTGCGGCACAAATAAAAATTTTAAAAGAAATAGGGGAATATATTGTACAATGTATTGATGAACCAAATAACATTTATTATAGTGTAGAAAATAATACGTTGGGTGAAGCGGCTCTAGTTACAATACAAGATATAGGAGAAGAGAATATACCTGGGTTCTTTTTAAGTGAACCTAAAGCACATGGCAATTCTAAAAGATTTAGAAAAGGATTTAATACGACACATAAATCCAAAATATCTGCCTGTGCTAAACTTAAAGCATTAATTGAAACAAAAAGATTAAAAATTAACAGTAGAAACTTAATTTCAGAATTGAAATCGTTTGTGGCTGTGGGTAGTAGTTATCAAGCAAGACCAGGAGAAACTGATGATTTAGTTATGTCTATGGTACTAGCAGTGCGTATGAGTATGCTTCTAAAGAAGTATGATGCTGGTATTGATGAGCTTTTAAGGGACGATTTGGATGAAATCGTCGAACCCATGCCCACATTATTAGTTTAAAAAGGTAAATAGTAATATGCAAATACATGATAAAGTAGCACAGGATTTACATGGCATTTTAGCCAAGAAGTTTACGAAACTGACTCTAGCAGACAGTCAAGCAATTAGCACGGTTGAACCTGCTAAAGGAAGAATTTTCACATTAGAATATGGTGGAAGTGGTAAAAGTTATGGTAGTGTTACTGCAAATATTGTTGATCCAAATTCATTAGTAATTTATTATAATACAAATATTGCTGAAAGCATGAGTTATGATGATAAAAAAGAATGGTACAGTTTTTTAAAAGAATTACGTTATTTTGCAAAAAGAAATTTAATGAATTTTGATGTGCGTAACATAGGAAAGCAACAATTAGATAAAACTGATTATGCTTATATTAAACAAAACGATAATAGTTACGACCAATCAGAAGTAAAGTTTGAAAGTAAGTTAACTGGAACATTGAAAACTTCATATCAAACGTTTGGCGAAAGTGTCCGTTTAATTATTAAACATACTACACCTGTAGATGAAGATAAACGCGGAGCAAGAACTAGACATATTCATCATTTATATGTTGAAGATTCTTCAGGCGAAAGAGTTAGACTTCCTTTTAAAAGTTTAATAGCAGGTAGAGCCGTTGCTCAACACTACAATAATGGTGGACTAATTACAGACGATATTGGACAACACATACACGAACTAACGCAAGAAGCATATGACTTACAAAAATTCATAAAGGCTTTTAGACGTGCAGATAATTTTGCTAACATAGATGAAGCAAAGAAAATAATCGAACAAGCACGTTCTAGATATCAAGGTGTCAGAGAAACATTAAAAACAATAGCCAGACCAAAAGGCTATAAAAATTATACAGAACAATATAAACCAATTACAGATGATATAGAACAAGCAGACTTAGATAATATTAGAAGTAATTTAATGCGTATCGAAAAAGACAATATTGTAGATACAGTGTTGCCAAGTTTGGCTAGAGGGATGAATAAAATGAAAGTAGAAGAAAATAGAATTCAGGCGGCAATGGATTTTGCTAAAGATCCAAGTGCCAAACTTGAATTATTTCCAGATCCAGTAGATGATCAAGAAATAAAAGATTATGTAAAAATGATTAAAAACAATGTTATTAAAAATAAAAAAACATCTGAGAATCCATCAGATGGCATTGTAAACAAAATTTTAGTATCGCTGGCAAGAAGATCAGTAGATGATGAAGTAGCAATGGGTATTGATCAAATGGCTGAGAAGGCATTAGATATAGATAATCCAGACATGGCGGCTAAAAAGGCGGCATATCAACTTGCTTCAAAATACTTAAAAGGCAATGTAGATATTATTGAGCCTAAAGCAAAGAAAAAATTAAAAGCGGAAGATGAACAGTTTGAAGATTATATGAACAATTTATCTGAAGGTACTTGGGCTATTCCAGATTCAGCAGAATCAGTAAACGAACTAGAAAGTATTATGGCAGATGCACTACCCCTCGGTGCTGAAGGCGAAAATGCAACTGGTTCAATGTACGGCATTATTGGTGATGATGAGTTATTCGATGACCTAGGAGATGCCGGAGACAAAGATCCAAACGCAGACGCAAGACCAATTATTTCAGACTGGATTAGTAGAAATATAGAAAACTATGATATTGATGCAGATCTAGTAGGCAAGATAATGGCTATCAACAATAAATTCAAAGGTACATCAGCACCCACTTCAGAAGGTGCAGTTAAAAGAGCAATGGAAACAGATGCTGAAAACATGAGCAAAGAAGACTTTATGAAAAAACATGGTGGTCCTAATGCTGATGATAAAGAAGCAGAAAAATTTTACGATAATTATAATGGTGTAGACGAAGCCGAAGTTGAAGAAGGTAATAAATTCATTGATGCTAGAAGAGATGCAATCAAGGCAGGAAAAACTGAATTTGAAGTTGATGGTAAAAAATATAAAGTAACTGGTGATACATCAGATGAAAAGAAACAAACAGAAGGCTACCGTAGTGATGCAACTCAAGAAGAAATAGATGAAATTGCTGATGCAATTAAATGGCGTTTAACTGCAAGTCCAGTAACAATGGACAAAGTTCTTAAAAATCACACAATGCAAGAATTAATGAATGCTATTGAAGATGTTGCTGAATTTAATGCACCATTGGAAGAAATTGGTTCAAGCGATATGGCAATAATGGTAAGAGAAGTTATGCAAAATTTAGGCATTAAAGAAGAAATTTCAATGCCAATAGAAGAAGAAAAAGATAAAGTACAAATGGCTGTTGATGCTTTTAAACATGGCAAGACTGATAGAAAAGAAATGGCTGATATGTATGAAGTATTCAAAGACTTTAATGACGAAGATTTAGACTTTATTATTAAACATGGTGACTTACCAGAAGCAGAAATAAAAGAAAGTTATTACAAAGACATGATGCAAGATGTTGAAGAAGGCATGAGCAAAGAAGAATTTGCTAAAAAATATCCTGCAAGTAAAGATGAATACGATAAAATTAAAAAAGAAATACAAGACCAATACGATGAATCAAAAGCAGTAAGCGAAGAATTGGATCGTGATAATGTTACATTAGATATGGTTAAGCCAGGACTTGAAAAACTTTTCAATTATCTAAAGAAAGATCAAAAAGAATACTATGACGAAGAAGCTCAAGAGAAAGCGGAACTTAAAGCAAAAGGCATGAGTGATATAGAAATTGAAAAAGAACTTGCTGATGGGGATTATGATTACCAATATACAAATATTGGTGACCTTGAAGATAAAATTGAGGCTTTAACAAAACTTATGAACAAGCCTGATGCAGATGGCAATGATATTGTTGGCACTATGTATAACGGTCCGCAAGATACTTCACCAAGAGAAGATTTTATGGGTGAAATAAAATATGCAATTAAAAAATACCACCCAGAAGTATATAGCAAATTGTTTCAGTATGATGTTGGTGAATCAAAATATAAAGACAAATATGATGCTGACGATATTGGCAAACGTAGAGACGAAGATGAAGTTGGTCAACATCTAATTGATGAAATATTATACCTCTCAGGCTTAAAATAATACCTATTTTTTATGCTAGATAAACATCTAGCATAAATATTATTATCAAAATAATCCAAGTGCAATACTTGGATAGAAACTTGGTAATAAACCAATCAAAACAAGAGTAAAGAAAATGATAGCACAGATTCTGGACTTTTTTGTTAACAAAAACACACACAAAAAATCTCCCGACATATTATTAGACTTTTCCTAGTAGTTACTAGGCTTGTTTTTATATTAAACATAAACAAGGAGTATATTAATGTTTAAAAGACTACTACTTTCAGCAATACTTTCATTAGGTATTGTTACTTCAGCATTTGCTGATTATACTTTAATTGTTCCACAAGCACCTGGCAAAGGTACTTCAGTATGGAGCGAAATTATTGCAAAGAACTTAGAAAAGTTTATTGGAGAACCAGTAGTGGTACGCCATATTCCAGGAGCAAGAGATATCCCTGGATTTAATAAATTCCATAACAGCCTACGTTTTGATGACAAAACAATTATGGTTGCACATGGAGGTAATGGTGTATCATACTTATTAGACAAAGTTGATTACAACTACTTTGACTATGAGTTAATTGGTTCAATGAACAATGATATTGTTCTTGGCAAACACTTTGGAGCAAAAGAAAAAGAAGGAACATGGACTATAGCAGGCGGATCAGGGTTTGAACCAGATGCGGCGGCAGTTGCTATGTTACTTTGCGGACCTCAAGGTAACAACACTGTAGATGATTATCTAAAGTGTTGGAGAGAACGTGTAATTTGGGTTAATGGTGTATCAGGCGGAGAAAAACGTCTTGGTTTTAAAAACGGCGAATTTGATGTAGCACGTGAATCACCAGCGGCTTGGAAACGTTTCTACGAAGGCATTGAAGAAAATGAACTATGGTTCACACATGGTATTCTTGATTTAGAAAACAATGTGCAGATTCCAGATCCAAACTTTCCTAACACACAGTTTGAAGATGTATATGAAAAACTATGGGGCGAGAAGCCATCAGGTGATTTATATAATGCATACAAACTTACTCGTAATTGGAGAGATGCAATCCAAAAATCACTTTGGATGAATAAAGGAAATCCAAATGCGGCAAAAGTTAAAGCGGCTGTAACTGAAATGATTAATGATCCAGTTGCTAGTGCAGAGATCTATGCAAAGACAGGCGAGTATCCTTGGATCCAAGATGGACCATCATTATTAGCGGCACTGAAATCTTTGATTACAGAAAAAGCTCTTAAAGATGCAGTCAAGTGGAATCAAGAAGCATACGGCTTCCCATCAATCTACAAGCCCGAACTATTAAAGTAAGGGAATAGACCTATGGAATATGTTATCTGGGCTTTAATCGGCACCATGTATGGAATGCTGGTTGGTATTATACCTATTGCAGGTGTAACTACCGCCCTGATAACTGTCTTTAGCATGGGAGCATATTTTATGGCTGATCCATATCTTGGATTAGTCTTTCTTACTGCAATCGTGGCAAGTTGTGCCAGTGCAGATAGTTATACAAGTATCTTAACAGGTATCCCAGGTGCAAGTACTACTGCGGCTTGTGTTATTGATGGTTATCCTATGGCAAAGAAAGGTCAAGCCGCAAGAGCAATGGGTATTGCTATTGCTGACTCAACATTTAATGGAGTTGTATTCGCGGCACTAACTTTCTTCTTACTTCCTTATTATGGAAAAATTATAGTATTATTTGGACGTCCAGAGTTTCTGGGCTTCATGACAATGGCCCTAGCCTGTGTAGGTTTTGTGGCAAGTAAAAATGTATTTTTAAGTATTTGTGCAATCATATTTGGACTAGCAGTGGGTATGGTTGGCGAAGACGTTGTAAGTAATCCAAGACTAACATTTGGTTGGGAATATTTACAAAATGGAATTGGAATGGTTGTTTTACTATCAGGACTATTTGGAGTTCCAGAATTATTAGACGGATTTAGAAAAAATTTAAAATCAGCGGCACCACCATTGGAAGGAAATTACTTTGATGGATTGAAACAAGGTTTTGGTGACGTTAGAAAACACTGGCGTGATATGATGCGTGGTGGATTAATAGGGTTTGTTACTGGACTACTTCCAGGTGTAGGAGGAGCAGTAGGAGACTTTTTGGCTTATGGTGCCACAAAAGCGGCACACAAAGAAAAACAAGAAGTACCTTTTGGTGAAGGAAACCCTGTAGGATTATTAGGTTGTGAAGGAGCCAACAATGCACAAAAAGTATCTAGTATGATACCTGCTTGTTTGTTTGGTATTCCTGCGGCACCATTTGCGGCTATGGTTATGGCAATATGTATGTATTTTGGTATGGAAATTGGCACACCAGATTTGTTAAAGGATATTAAATTTACAAATAGTTTAGCATTTGGATATATTTTTGGTACAATAGGTGTAGCATTATTAAGTATATTTTTATACAAATATATTCTTAAAGTATTAGAAGTTCCTTTTTGGATTTATGCTTCATTTATTTTAGCAGTTATAATTTATGCAAATATGCAATACACAGGAGGCTGGGAAGACTTGGCACTACTTACAATATTGAGTGCAATTGGTTGTGTATGTAAGTATTTTAATATTAGTAGACCAGCGATTCTTGTTGCCTATGTTGTAGCATTTAAAATTGATGAATACTTTTGGGGAACATTACAGTTGTATGGATATAAACAATGGAAGCCAGGATTAACTTCAATGGAAGGATTTCGTTGGGGAGAATTATTTAGTTTTAGTAATCATCCTATCTTCCTAATATGTATTGTTATTGCAGTAGGCATATTCATAAATAGTTTAGTGAGAAAAGATAAAGGATTGGATTATACATAAAATGAAACATCAAACAAATTGGCAAAAAGAATTACAAAGTCCTGATAAGTTTAAATCAAATTGGGACTGGACAGTCGCACATAGTGAATATCACTTTGATGATAAAATAAACGATAATGAAGGCGATTGGTTCAAAATACTTGGTCGATTTGATAATCCTGAGTCTTGGCAAGAAGAAAGAGATAGACTAGTTGAAAATAGTACTAAATCTATTAATTGGCAAACAAGAAAATTTTATGGTGCATCACCAAAAGAATCTCCTATGCTAGAGCAAGAGGAATATGATATAGCACAAGGTGGTGGTGATCCAAAAAAACTTGAACTAACAAATATGATAGATGAACTAGAAGAATATCCTACATTACTTAAAATGAAAGAACATTTTGGAGTAATAGGCGATAACAAAGAATTTAAAGTACGTTGTCATACGCAACTCACTGGACAAATGTTTAACTATCATATTGATAAGTTATGGGATCGTTGTCCAGAAGATCCTGAACAAGTTTGTAGAATCACATTCTTTTTAGATGATTGGAAACCAGGACAATTTTATATGTATGGAACTTACATTTATCAAAACTGGAAAGCCGGAGAGGCACATATATTTGATTGGCCCAATGTACCACACGCAACTGCAAACGCAAGTAATTTTGCTAGACCAAGTATACAAATTACAGGATTAAAATCTGAAAAGACTAGAGAAATTATTGCTAACGGATCACGTGATACGGTATGGACACTAGGTTAAGAAGTCTTGTAAAAACTGTATCTTGGAGATTAACAGGAACTATTTGTCTATTTTTAATCAGTTATGCAATACTACGAGATTTAACTATCAGTGGTTCTATTGCAGTAATTCAGTTAACAGCCAATACAGTTGCATTCTATATACATGAACGTTTATGGAATCTAGTAAAATGGGGTAAACGTTGAAACCAATATTAACAATAATGACAGGACCACAAGGCAGTGGTAATCATTTATTCAGCAAAGCACTAGGACAAAATAGAAATATTTTTGCATGGCCCAGTCTACAGGAAAAATATTGGGAAGGACATGATTTAGAACCTTTTGCAGACTATTGGAAAAATCCTAAAAAATTAAATGAATTTGATTGGAAACAAAGTTTTCATTTTGTTACAAGTATTAGTTGTCCTTATTTTGATGATGGAGCAGAAACAATTCCAAGTTACAAAAAATTTACAAAAGAAGCAAGTAAGTATGCAGAAGTACAATTTGTAATAATTGGTAGAGATAGTAATATAATTAAATTACAACAACAAAGAGTAAGAGGTAAACATACTACCTCTTTTTTTATTAAACAGATTAACAATATAATATCAAATCACAAAACAATTTTTGCAAGTCAAGAACTGTTATATCTATATAAATTAAATTATTTAAATTGGTTAGAAAAAGAAATAGGTTTGTTACCTGTTGAAACTACAATAGATGATACAAAACTTTTAAAAATATTATCAACAGATGCAAACACAAAATATATATCACAAGCAGAATCAGAACTTGATGAAACAATTAAATTAGCAAGTAGTCGTAAAGGAGCAATATGAAAATTTTAATATTTGGTTTACCTGGAAGCGGTAAAACTACACTTGCAAAACCTTTTGCAGAATTAATTGGTGGTGTTCATATTAATGCAGATGAAGTGCGAACAAGATATGATGACTGGGATTTCACACAAGGTGGTAGGATGCGACAAGCACAAAGAATGCGTCATTTAGCAGATGGTGTTGTAATGGCAGGTAAAATTGCAGTTGCAGATTTCATATGTCCTACTGAAAATGCACGAGCAGAGTTTGACCCAGATTATACTGTATGGATGGATACAATTAAAGAAGGAAGATATGAAGATACAAACAGAATGTTTGAAAAACCAACAAAATGTAATTACCATGTTGCTACATGGTTTAATGATACACATTCACAATTAAGTGATGTAGTAAAAAACTATATGGAAAAAAAGAATGTTTAGTTTAAAAAAACCAACAGTGCAGATGCTAGGAAGATGGCAACCGTGGCATGACGGACATACTGCACTTTTTAAAAAAGCATTAGAAAAAACAGGACAAGTTGCTATAATGGTTAGGGACGTCGAAGGTGTTGATGCTGGTATGGGCAATGATGATAATCCTTTTGATTTTACAACTATTGCACTTAACATAAATGAACAATTAGCAAAACATGGATATACTGCAAATATTGAATATATTACAATGCAAGTTCCTAATATTGTTGATATTAGTTATGGCAGAGGGGTAGGATATACATTTACAGAACATGATTTAGGTAAAGAGATACATGATATTAGTGCTACAAAAATCCGTTCTGAAATGCGTAAACAAGGCAAACTATAACGTATAACCCTGTTATAATGGGGTCATAAACGCAAATATAAGGGCCATATACGGGCCTGATACTCATTTACTGGGTATTTTATATTATTTTTTAAAAAAGTTAATTTTCTGGTTGACTTTGGTTTTCAATTCATATATATTATAGATATTCAACTGCAACATTGAGTCTAATTAACTCTTTGTGCTTGTGGCGGAACAACTCTTCGGCAGAGGGGTAACGCACACTAATTCTTTTTAGGCGCCCGAGTGGGTAGGTTTAAGAGGAGGTGGTTCGAGTAAATTTCATATCTAAACCTTGCAAAATATAGATGTGATCTGCTATTCGAAAGTTGGGGGTGAGTTCACAGCAAGGCCCTCCAAGCCGCAGTTGAAATTTTTTTAATAAAATGGTTGACATTAGAGAAACAAAGATGTTACATTTAAGAAACTGCATTAGTATTGAAGATTCAGAAAATTATACAAAATTAACTAATCATATAAATATTAGTGTTAGCAATGAGTAGAGATTGCTATCTTGGCAATATTAATAACTAAACTAGGCAAAAAGAGAGGCATATATTATGGCAACATTGGCTGAAATCCGTGCAAAGTTACAAGCACAAGACACCCGCTCATCAGGCGGAAAAAGCGGCGGCGATAACGCAATTTACCCACATTGGAATATTTCAGAAGGTACAACGGCTACCTTAAGATTTCTTCCTGATTCAAATTCAAGCAACACATTTTTCTGGGCCGAACGAGCAATGATTCGTTTACCGTTCCAAGGAATAAAAGGACAAGTAGATAGTAAACCTATTACTGTTCAAGTTCCTTGTATGGAGATGTGGGAACCTGTAGGATCTTGTCCTATACTTGCAGAAGTGAGACCATGGTTTAAAGATAGTTCTTTAGAGGACATGGGTCGTAAGTATTGGAAAAAGAAATCTTATGTATTTCAAGGCTTCGTCCGTGAAAATCCACTAGACGAAGAATCTCCAGAGAATCCTGTTCGTAGATTTATTATGGGACCACAACTGTTTAATATTATAAAAGCAAGTTTGATGGATCCTGATATGGAAGAACTTCCAACAGATTACAACAAAGGAATTGATTTCCGTGTTGTGAAAACTTCTAAAGGCGGATATGCGGATTATTCAACTTCTAATTGGGCACGAAAAGAATCTGCTCTTACAGAAGTAGAAAATAATGCAATTAGCACATATGGACTTTATGACTTAAATGATTTCTTACCTAAGAAACCAAATGAGGCAGAAGTTGGTATAATCAAACAAATGTTTGAAGATAGTGTTGATGGTAAAGCATATGATAGTGAAAAGTACTCCCAGTACTTTAGACCTTCAGGAGTGCAATTACCAGACAGTGGTAATGCAAAAACAGTAACACCTGAAAAGGTAACTGCTGAAACTAGTCAGACAACTGCAACAGAAACTGCACCAGTAGAACCTGCTAAAACTACTGACGCAGTTGCAGATGCTCCTGTCGAAACACCAAAGTCAGGTGATTCAGGACAACGTGCTGAAGATATCTTGGCAATGATTCGTTCAAGACAGAAGTAATATAAACTAAAGGGAGGCGGCATATATGTCGTCTCCTTAATTTATGGAGAAATTAATTTATGGGAAAACCGTTTGATGTAAGTAAATTTCGTAAAGATATTACGAAAAGTATACATGGTTTAAGCATCGGCTTTAATGATCCAACTGATTGGATTTCAACAGGAAGTTATGCATTAAACTATTTAATAAGTGGAGAATTTGACAAAGGTATTCCACTAGGAAAAGTAACTGTATTCGCTGGAGAGTCGGGTGCAGGTAAAAGTTATTTTGTAAGTGGTAACATTGTAAAACACGCCCAAGAGAAAGATATTTTTGTTGTCTTAATTGATAGTGAAAATGCTTTAGATGAAACTTGGTTAAAAGCACTTGGTGTAGATACAGATGAAAAGAAACTACTTAAATTAAGCATGAGTATGATTGATGATGTTGCTAAAACAATTAGCACATTTATGAAAGATTATCGTGAGATGGAAGACAAACCTAAAATTTTATTTGTAATAGATAGTTTAGGTATGTTGTTAACTCCAACAGATGTTGATCAATTTGACAAGGGTGATATGAAAGGTGATATGGGAAGAAAACCTAAGGCACTGACAGCACTTGTTAGAAATTGTGTAAATATGTTCGGTAGTCACAATGTTGGTTTAGTTTGTACTAACCATACATATGCTTCGCAAGATATGTTTGATCCAGATGATAAGATATCAGGTGGACAAGGAT